GATAAAGACAGATGGGAACGGTTAAGAAGAAACGGGTGGATTGATGTATGGAGACAACGCGCTGGTTCTCAGCAAAAATACGCCATATACACTACTTCATTTAAATGCAAACAGCTAATTACCAGAATATATAAAGTACTATTAGGCGAAGAAGATCTGCCGACGGGAAGCAAAAGTATATTCTACAAAAACAAATCGTATCGGGACAAGGTATACAACAAGTCCATAGACGATATGATAAAAGACAATAACAGGTAAAATTTAAAATTATGTACGGAAAAATGTACGGAAGCAAAAAGAAAAAAGCTTCTAAGCCTAAGGCTAAAAAGAAAAAGAAAAAGAAATAATAAAGTTATGCACTTGAATATAGGAAAATCTGATAAGGGCAACAAAAGAGCCATGAGTCTTTGCATGGGTAAAAGAAAATAATGGCTAGAAAAAACGCACCTTCTCGAAAAAAATCACTCGGATATTACGCCAAAGTCAAAAAAGGCAAAGGCAGAGGTAAAAAGGCCGGAGGTGGTATGACCGCTAAGGGCGTCGCTAAGTACAGACGCGACAACCCAGGAAGTAAACTCAAAACCGCAGTAACTACTCCTCCTTCTAAACTTAAGAAGGGAAGTAAAGCTTATAAGCGTAGAAAAGCATTTTGTGCTAGATCTCGTAGCTGGACTTCAGAAAGAGGTAAAGCTGCAAGAAGAAAGTGGAACTGTTAACAAATTTAAAATGAAAGATAAAAAAGAAAACATGGACTTAGATGGATCTCAAGTCCTTTCGCCGAAGCAGAAGAGAATAGCTGCAATGGCACCTCCTTTTAACAAAATAACTGGAGCTGATTTTAAAATGCTAAGACAACAAAAAAATAAATAAAAAAATGGCCGATCTAGATATAGAGGAAATCAAAAAGAAAAAATTCAATATTAGCGTAGAGAATTTAATAACAATCGGTATGGTGATTGTAACTGTAACAGGTATGTGGTACAGTCTGCAAGGAGAAATCCAGTTAGCTAAAGAATTACCAGAACCGCCTGTTTCAAGAACCGAATACGATCTAAAAGATCAGTTAATTCGAGAAACAATTATAAATACACAAGAAAAGGTTGAGGAAATAGACGAAACAGTAAAAAAGATAGACGAAAAACTTTTCGAAATAATTAAAGACTAAAATCATGAAAAATATAATTTTAATTTTATCTCTATTGTTATCATTCAGCGCGTTTAGCCAAGACTTGACAGTTGTACATTTTAATTACAAATGGAACTCTACTAATGCTTACAAAGGATTAGATAGGTTAAGAAATGTAAAAGTACAGTATGCTTATGTTGAAGACCAGTCTGAAGCGGTGCAGAATTCAATCAAATCCGTCCCGACGATTGTGATATATAAAAACGGAAAGCCGGCTGGAAAATTCGAAGCGGGCCTTCAAATGAAAATTACGGCTAAGCTTGAAGAGGTGCAGGCTTTGCTAAATAAACTAAAAGATCAATAAATATTATGCCGAAAGACGCTTGTTATTATAAAGTAAAAGCTAGATATAAGGTATTTCCGAGCGCATACGCGAGTGGAGCTATAGCTAAGTGTAGAAAAGTTGGAGCCGCTAATTACGGAAAATCATCTAAGAAAAAGAAATAATGGCTGATCCGAAAACGGGTACGGGCAAAAAGCCCAAAGGCTCTAGCCGTAGATTGTATACGGACGAGAACCCAAAAGACACTGTTAGAATCAAATACGCAACTATGGCTGACGCAAGAGCCACGTGCGCTAAAGTAAAAAAGAGCGGAAAGCCTTTTGCGCGTAAAATACAGATTCTAACCGTTATGGAGCAGCGATCTAGGTTCGGAAAGAAACCGCAACAAGCAGCCTACGCAAAATCATGTAAAAACGCTATAAGAAGAAAACATGGCAAAAAGACCTGAATTCAAAGAAAGCAAGTACCCTGACGCTAAAGGAAAGTTTAAGGAGCTATCATGCGAAAAGCTTGCTAGATATATGATAAGTAGCCGAAAGGGTAACAAGAGAGCTATTATAGGCTCGTTAAACCAGCAGTACGTATTCAACAGAAAAAAGAACCCTTCGTACGCGAAAAAAATGGTTTGCACAAGAAACAGGGTAAATAAAATTTTAGATAAAAAATAATATTATGAAAGGAGTACCACACTTTAAAAAAGACGGAACAATGTTTAAAGGTAAAACTCATAAAGATAGCAAAGGAAAGCTAATGAGTGGAAAAACACATACGAAAACCAGCGTTTATCTATTTCACATAAATGAGTTGCCGAAAAGATCACTAAAAAAAGCTTATAAGCAAGCTGGATTATTAAGATAATGGCAGTAAGAAAAACAAAAGAAGGGGCGGCTCTTAAGCGTTGGTTTAAAGAAAAATGGATAGACGTGCGTACCGGCAAGCCTTGCGGTAGACGTAAAGGTGAAAAGAGAGGAGTGCCATACTGTAGGCCTAGCAAAAGAATTTCGAGCAAGACGGTAAAAACGGCTTCGGAAATGTCAGCTGCTGAAAAAAGAAAGAAGATAGCTGAAAAGAAAAGACTAGGGCAGCCAGCAGGCAAGCCAAGAAGAGTTAAATCAATACGTAGAAAAAAATGAAATCAAGAGGATTAGGTGACTCAATAGAGAAAGTCACGAAAGCAACGGGCATTAAAACAATGACAGATATAATCTCAAAAGGATTAAATGTGCCATGCGGATGCGAGGGAAGACGCGATGCCTTGAATAAAATATTCCCTTATAAAAAGTAAATTTATGAATTTTATATTAATAGTACTAGCAGCAATAATTGTTGGAGGTGCATTGATTGCACTGTCTATTTGGCTAACTAAAAAAGGAGTCACAAAAGACGAAAACGACAATTATATACCAGATGTTCTTGAAGACAAAGTAAAGAATGTTAAAACTAAAGTCAAAGAAGTTAAGAACATAGTTAAAAGCAAAAAGTAATGTCTAAAGACAGGAAGAAACTTAAAGATACCGCCGTCGGTAAATTTTTAGCCGGCGCCGGATCTAACATAATAGGAAGCTTAGGCGACGTACTACCGGACAAAGGGGTTTTTGGTTTAGTTAAAAATCTAATCAAAAAAGATCCAGAGCTGCCGGCAGAAGACAAAGAAAAAGCATTAGCATTGCTAAATCAAGATACCGTAGAGATGCAGGAAGTATCAAAGAGATGGCAAGCGGACATGAAGTCAGATTCATGGCTCTCAAAAAATACACGACCATTGACATTAGTTTTTTTAACTGTTGCAATGGTTTTATTAATATTTATAGACTCAACGGGATTAGACTTTGATGTCGATAGCGGATGGGTTGATCTTTTAAAATCACTTCTCATAACGGTATATGTGGCATATTTCGGTTCTCGTGGTGCAGAGAAGTTTAAAACAATACAAAACAAATAAAAAATGGCAAAAATAGATTCGTATTCATTAGATGCTAGTATAACAGATAACGATAGTGTACTAGGAATAGATTCAGCAAGCGGGGCAACGAAAAGGTTTACGATGCTTAGTATGAAAACATACATTGCTTCTGTAGCTGATATAACCGCTGTGATTGCTGGAACAGGATTATCTGGTGGTGCAACATCTGGAGACGCGACTTTATCTATTGATAGTTCAGTTGTAACGCTAACTGGTACACAAACGCTAACTAATAAAACTCTTACAGCACCTGTAATATCTACAATATCAAATACAGGTACTTTAACTTTACCAACATCTACAGATACTTTAGTTGGTAGAGCAACAACCGATACACTTACAAATAAAACTTTAACATCACCGTCTTTAGCTTCACCGACATTTTCTGTTACAGAAACTGGTATCGCTGATGGAGATTTAATTCTTTTTCTTGACGCAACTGATTCTTCAGTTACTAAAAAAGAGGGCTTAGATGATTTAGCAACTTTATTTGCAGGAGCTGGATTAACAGCTTCTAATTCTGTAATGGCGGTAGGGGCAGGAACAGGTATAACTGTAAACGCAAATGATATAGCAGCCGCAGCAGCGCAAACAAGCATAACAAGTATTTATAACTCAAGTTTAGCTTTGGGGCACGGTGCATCGCATGCTAATATAGATTTTAGTACAGATAACAGTATTATATTTGATATTGACGGAACTTCACAGGTTCAATTAGATGACGGCGTATTTAAGCCAACAACAGACTCCGACGTTGATTTAGGAACGTCTAGTTTGTATTTTAAGAACG